ACGAGATGCTCAGGAGTCTCGTGGGCTCGGAGATGTGTATAAGAGACAGGATATATACTTTATTACCTTATTTATACCATTGCTAATTTCTATATTAATAGTTCCATATGTACTACTTCGTTGTGAATTTCTTTCCACTTTAAACTTAAATTATATGACAGTATTTGCGTTGTTAATATTTATTGCATACCAAGGAATAACATCACTCTTCCTCTATGGTTTTCATAAAGTAGGCAAGCACAAATTAAATGATATAGAATACAAATCAATAAAGAAAGATTTTAATGTTTTAGTTTTTGCAGGAATAACAACAATAACCATTATAAATAACTGTTTCGTTTTTTCAGACATAGAGAAAGAACTTATCAATGGATTCACTAGCGCATTTGCAATTTATATAGCTTGGGACAGACTTAAAACAAAGTGGAAAAGTCTTAATCAAAAATTTGAGCAAGATAGTGCCAATTTGTAAAAAGGTCAATAAAGTCCTATTTCATTGCCATATTAAGTCTATATATAGTAGTTTTAACATTATTAAAACACTATATATAGACTGTTTTTTTAATTATGCTACCTCACAATTTAAATCTTTATCCAATAATTCTACTAGAAAAGTATTTTTATCACCGATCCCACTATTCAATGCTGCACTATATAATGCAGTATTTTGTGCGACTGTCGTACAATCTTTTTCTGCTCTTGTCCATAATGTATATATCAGCTCTTTTGTCCTCATATCTGGAGGAGTCGTATTATCAAAAGCACCAATAATAACTTTTGCAGATGACCCTTGATACTTATGTACAGTAGAAGCATATCCTAATACAACACCATTAGTCAGATCACTCGTACTAAAAATCATCGTATCATCAATCATCGGAATATAAACTTTGTGAAAACCAGTCCATGTATCTATCTCTTTTAATATTCCACACCAACCATTGAACACACCCTTTTTATTCTGTCCACATATTTTATAGTTATTTTTGATACACATTATCTTATCCCCTTCACGAAGATAGTAATATTTATCCTTGCTGACACTTACTTTAATTTCATTTTTATCTGGACTGTGAGGATTTACATATTCTTGCACATCCAAATTCAGATTAAATACACTTGCGTCTCCTCGATCTTTACATGGAGCAAGAATTTGTATGTCCATAATATCTGTTACCAAATCACTCTCGTACTTCTCTTTAAACCATCTCATAGTACGTTCTCTTGTGGTGCTACTTGTATCATCAATATCAAAGTGCATGTCTTGTAATTCACCAACAGTTTTTTCTCCTGTAAACTTCTTCTCTAAAACCGGTTCGCCCATTCTCATTTGCTGAGAAGCTACAATGATACCCGATTTCTGTGCTTGTCTATGAACTTTGGTTAATTCGATGGTTGTAATAAATTTACTATTGTACATATCAAATGCTAAATTCATGCACCCAATAGATTCTAACTGTCCCATGTCACCTAAAATAATTAATTTTGTACCATCTGGAATAGCCTTTATCAGAGATAAGAATATTTCACCTCCAACCAAAGAAATCTCATCAAGAACAATAATGTCATATGGCAATGGGTTTTCTTCATTAAATGTAAAACCTAATTGTGGTTGATAACCTAATAACCTATGAATCGTAAAACCTTCTTTACCAGTTACTTCTTGTAATCTTGCAGATGCTTTACCTGCCAAAGCAGTCTGAGCAAAACTATATTTTTTCAAAGATTCGAGAATACCCGATACAAGACTTGATTTTCCTGTCCCAGCACCTCCCGTAATAAAACACACTTGATTATCCAATCCCAATTTAATGCCGGCTTTTTGTTCTTCTGTAAATTTCCAACCTTGTTTATTTTCTTGTGCTGTTACAATCTGTTCCCAATCATCATAGTCAAAATTATTTTTTGCACTAGCAATTCTTTTTAAATGCTCTGCTATACCATTTTCTAAATCATAGTATTCTTTTAAATAGACTCTACGATTAGATTTATTTTCTGAATCCTCAACTACGATAATGTCTGTTTCTTGCAACTGATCAATGGCTTTTCCTATATTATTTCCTGTGACATTGCCATCTTCGTCCAAATACACTTCTAAAATATTTTCTTTACCACCAAATTCCTCAAATATGTAAGCAGTCAATTCACCCGATGTAATAAATGAATTACCGTTTTGTGCCAAATCATGTAATAAATAGTTGATATATGCTTTTATTCTTTCTGGTGATGTTTCACTAATACCACTCTTTAAAGCAATACTATCTGCTGTTTTGAAACCAATTCCATCCACATCAAAACTCAATTTATAAGGATTCTTCTTAATAATTTCAATAACTGTATGAGGATTTTTATACTGCTTGATAAGTTTTTGAATAAATTTCGGAGTCAAGCCATACTCATCCAATTCTAAATAAACTTCGCAATTGTCTTTATTATCCTCAAATCGTTCAATAATACAGTTAGCAATGTAATCGCCAATACCATTAACCTTTTTAAGTGCTTCTATGTCATGTGCCTCTATGGAAGCAAGTGGATTATCCAATACTTTAAACATTTCTGAAATCTGATTGTCTGTAAGAAATGTCTTCAAAAATACCTTTTGATTGTTTATATTTGACAAATCAATCAATTGCCCTATAAACATCAATTCATACTGAGTTCCATGCTGCTCATCATGTACTTCTTTTGCAATAATTGTATAATCGGTTTTTGGATCAATTTCTTCTTCATAATTGCCTTTTACTACTAAATTACCCCAATTATCTGTTTGTACTTCTCCTTCTAATACCAACATTGGACACCAACTAACAATTCCAAATGTGTTATCTCCTCTCCCCAGTATCTCAGGATACTTAGGAAAGAGAACTCTGCTCAATCTTGCTTCTATTTTAATAATCTTATTACTCGTCTTCCTCACCAACTCTTTCTGATTGCAATTTCAAATTTCCTTCTTCATCAATATTTGTTATCAACTGAAGCGTGTGTCTGTATGCAGAATCTATATATTTTTTAGGTACAAACTGGTCTTCTCTTCTATAACCAGTAATTAACAGTTTATTTCCTCGTCTGAACCAAGACTTCTCCTTTACCACTTTAGAATCTGTTTCTTCATCCTTTTCAGAAATCTGTTTGTCATAAAAACCAAATTGTCCTTTATAAAACTTAACCCCTACTACACCAGAAGGTGTAAGAAGTGTAATAATATGCTTGTTTTTATCCTTATCAAGTACCGTTCCACAAATTCTTGTCAGCCTAAATCTTGGTCTTTCCTTTCCTCTAAACGTGTAATATTCTGTAACTTCTGGAACTTCTGGCAGACTATCGAAATCTGATATTAAATACTTCTCCTTATTTACATGTGCCAATTCGTGTTCGTGATAATAGAAATTCAATGAATCCATTTCCCACTTGGAAATAGTACCTTCTATCTTTTCATCCCACTTTTCAGTAAATCTTTTCTCATTAACAGCATCTAAATACTTCTGATTTTGAAGAACGTTTTGCTTAAAACTTGCCATCAACTTGTCATACTCTCTATCAAGGCTTCCTCTTTTCACAATGATATAACCATCGTTGTCGTACTCATAATCCTTTCCTTCTTCCATATTTGTTTCAATATGTTCAAAGAAATAAGGTTCTGAATACTGCCTTTCTAATCTGTAATAGAATGTATTTGGTGATTTACCTCGTTTTTCAGCTAAAAATTGATTGCTATACACATATTTTCTAAACCTATAAAGTCTATATTCATATTTCTTTTGTGCATCCGTCAGTAGATCAAGTTCTTTCAAAATTTCAATGTCATCCATTCTAAGAGAAGTAAGTGGTTTAGAGATTTTTCTTATGTAATCTTTCATAATCTCAACTCTGTTTTTATTTTCAAGTCTGTCAAAACTACCTGCCTTAATCAAAGTAATAACAGCACTCTCACCAAACTTATTCTCTTTATCACTGTTCTTAAACTTTTCCATCTTATTTAAAAAATCATCTAAGTTCTTATATGGCTGATTACTAATAATAGCTTCTGCTTCTTTATCACCAATATTAGAAATACCTTTTAATCCAAAGATAATTTCTTCTGTTTCAACATCTGGCTCAAAACCAAATTTAGCCTTATTTATATCAGGCAACTCAATCTTCTGCCCCTTTGCTTGAATTTCACTAATAGCCTTTGCAATCTTTCCATAATTGGTTGTTTTATTATTATCGTTATTCTCATCAGCACCAGCATTTACAGTTAAGCAAGCTGTATTCCAAAAGATTCTGTTGTAGTGGTATGCTAAATTCATCTCTTGCAGACAAATACCTGAGTATGGAAAAGTATGATTCTGAGAAAATGAGTAACCAAAACTCTTTTTAAACTGCACATACCACACATAACCCAATAATTTTTCACTAGTTCCTAATGCTCGCCCTTTTTCAAAAAAGAGACTTTTTGCTTTTTCAAGTACATCCGCTTTCTTTTTTGCAATAGACTTACGGATCATATTTGCTTCTGCGACATTAAATCCTGCTATATGTTCATCCATTGATAATCTCATTACAACCTCTTGTGTTTCTGCCACACCATAAACAGGTAATAAGTATGGTTCTAATACTTTTATTTCTTCTTCAGATAAACCATAATCTTTCATTTCTTTATACCAAAGAGAAATATCATCCTTATATTTAATGTAGGTATCAATGGGTGATTCATCTCCTTGTTCCGGCATGAGTCTCATTAGAGAATTTGCAGTCGCAAGTTCTGGTAATGTATGTGGTTTAACCTTTTTAGCAGCCTGTGAGCCAGTTGGTGTATCAAATTGAAAGGCATCTATAATTTCATTATTGCCAACTAAATCCCACATCTCTTTTGTATCATAGTCCAAAACATCTGGATGAATATATTTATCGTATGTGGCTTTGATACTTCCTTGGTCTTGTAAAATACCTTTTTCAATTAACAAATCCACACACTTATGTTCTTTGTCTAATCCCAAAATAGTTAAGCAATCAAACTTTAATGCACCACACCAATCAGAATCATGCATATTATAAGCAGTAATATCAGTACCATTTGGCGCTTTCATTCGACTGTTATGTTCAATGTAGCCATTATCAAAAATATAGACTGCTGATGCATGAATAGAACGTCCACACACCAGTCCTTCAATTAGTAGCATGATTTCCTTTAATCCATCATATTTTGCTACTGCATTTATAAACTCTGTTACTGGTGCTCTATTCTTTTCTGTATTTCCTTCAAAACAATCCTTTAATGACCAATTGGAACCACGCTCAAACGGAATCATATCAGCAATCGCTTGAGCAGTATCGTTATCTAACCCCCAACCTCTACAAGCAGTAAGTGTACAACTCTTTGTACCTTCTGTTTTAAGAGTTAATGTGTTTAATACATTATCCTGTCCAAAATATTCTTTCATTAATGAGAATATCTCTTGTCTTTTTGCAGATTCACTATCTACATCAATATCTGGCAATTCAGGTCTTTCAGCACTTAAATGTCTCCAGTGTGGTAAACCATATTTCATAGGATTCATTTGAGTAATACCAATAGCATATGCCATTAAAAATCCTGTCACTGATCCTCTTGCTATACCCACATAAGAAACTTTCCACATTATTTCAATAATGATGTTTCTAACTAGCACATAATATGTAGCCAGTCTCATATGTATCTTTTCTGAAATCTCCCACACTTCACCTAGTTCTGTATTTAGTCTTTCCACTACTGATTTCACAAGACGTATTTTTCTTTCTGCTACAGCTTGTTCAATCATGTAAAGTAAATATCTTTCTTGCTCATCTTCACTTTCTGCAAACTGTTTAATGTATAGATAGTTGTTGTACCATTCTTTAAAAACATGCCTCAGTTTAAATTCAGGTATTTTTTTGTCTCTTGGAACAATCACAGAATGACTCAAATCATATGTTTCAATCATACTGTGCATTTTCATAGTATTTTTAAAACCTTGTATGATTTCCTCATCTGTTAAATGTGAACCAAGCAATTCACACAATTCTGCAATATCCATCATATAAGTCGTTGCATAGAAATCGCCTAATTCCCGATTGCTTGCATTATCCTCATCGGCATGTAAATATGCTTCATGGACTGGTCTATGTTCCTTTTTTAAATAATGGCTATCCGTTGCAAATGTGTAATCCAGTCCATATGCCTTTGCAAGCATTACTGCATTTTTATTGAATGTTATCTGTGGATGTTGTACTAATATATCATCACAAGGCTTTTCAAAAGTTGGCTGTAGTTCAAAAAAGAAGTTTTCTTTTCCAAATACTCTAATTCCCCATTGAACAAACTCATGTATCTTTCGCTTTGCTGAAATATTCCCATCTCTAAAATAAGAAAGAACATAATTAGGAAATTCGCCACCTAAACAAGCTGTTGTAGCAATAATATTACCTTTTTCCTCTCCAATAATTTCTTCCAATTCGTGTTTTATAGTTGGCACACGCTCCATCTTTCCTTGTCTAAACCAATTCTTCCAAGCACTTTCAGATGAAATTCTTTTTATTTGTTCATATCCTTTTGGATTCTTTGCAATTAAAATAAAATGCCAATACTTTGTAACACCTGGTTCATAGTTTTCCTTTACATCAGAAAGGTCGTCAATAAGATATATTTCATTTCCTAATCCAAGTTTAAAATCGTCATCCATCCTTTCTAATAGATGGATTTCTTTCTGTACATCTTTATCGTTCTTTAAACCTTCTTCATCGTTCTCTGATAAATAGGTTTTATACTTTTTCTGTAATTTTTTTAAGGTTTGAAAACGCTGCATTATTCTAATGTGTGAGGAAACAGTTTCGTGATCTGTTACACTGACACCTTTATAGCCTAATTCTATTGCTCTATTCACAATATCTTCGGCTCTAATAATACAGTCTTTTAATCTAAAATTTGAGTCTTCTGTGTGGTTGTGATTCGACATAAACCCAATTTCTTCTATATTAAAACTACTCATGTTTCCTCACTTTCTCTTAGAATAAAAAGTCATCATCTATATCTACTTTGTTTTTACTAGTAGGAACATATTCTTCACTTTCAAAATACTTTATTTTTACTTGTGGATAACGCTGACCATCCCACTCATTCAATACAAAATTTCCAATAATAGTCATGTGAAGGATTTTTTTATTTTCACCTAAGACATTTCTATCTCTTAGTGTCATTTCTTCCCATTCACCTTTACAGCAATACTTTTTTATGTAATCAATACCGTTGTAATTAAATTTAATAAACCCATTATTTTCACCATACCCAATAATATCCTTTGCAGGAATTTGAATATCGGTTATAACAAATGTTGGTTCAGGTACTCCCTTGCACCAAATCTCATAGGATTCAGCAACTTTCATAACAGCTTTACATGTAAGATTTTCGGCTTTTACTTCGTAATCAACTTCGTGTATGGTTACTAAATCATCCAGTTTCAACTTTTCATTACATAACTTTATTGCTTTGCTTAAATCTTTTTTAGCAAGCGACACTCCGAAGGCATTCTCATGTCCTGCACATTCAAATACATTTGTTTCATTTAAAAAAGTACGAAAATTATCAATTTTACCTTTTTCATATCCTCGTCCTGAACCACCATACAATTCATCATTTCTACTTCTTAAAATAACAATTGGTCTATGATACTTTTCTGCCAATTTATTTGCTACTAAACCAGTTACAGTTTTCTTATCAACAATCTCAGTTGCATCAATAATAATTACACTGTTTTTATCTAACTGCTGTTCTTGAATTGCATCATCAAGAGTTTTCATATACTCTCTTACTGCTTTATCTTGTCTTTCTTTGACATTTCCACACACTCTCGCCATTGTTTTCTGTAAAGAATGAATTTCAATAGGTGGTTTTGGCGAGTTCTTACCAGCTCCTCTTGGTCTTCTTGGTTGATACTCTCTATCTTCTTTTTCTCCACATAACGCTCTAAACATATCATTTTGCTCATCTGGCGTTCCATATCTAATAAGTCCATTCATTTTAGGGGCGATAACCCAACCAACCGAATCAAAAGTGAAACCTAATTTCATATCTTCTTCATACTTCAAAGCCAATTCTTTAATGAGAAGATTATGTCTGTTTTCCTCTCTTAATCCTTCAAGTGTATAATATCGAGTCTCTAAATTACGCATATCCATTGAATCAGCAATCATTCCAAGTGCAACTAAATCTAAATAATAATTGCATACTTCTTCTCTGATTCCATACTTCTCTGCATATGCTAAACAGAATTTATGAACTACACCGACACCAGACAATGTATTATTAGGATATTGACCATCCATACAATTGATTAAGGTCGCATATTTCATTACTTCTTCATTTATCTCGTGATGGTCGATAATCAAAATTGGAATATGATATTTTTCTGTAATTTCTTTACATTCTTCTACACTGCTTGAACCAGCATCTGGAATAATAATTAAATCTATCTCATCAACAATATCTTTAATGTCATCAATGAAAATACCATGTTCTTTTTGATAACTTGTACTGCAAATAACTTTTGTATCAGGTGAAATATCTGTAATAAATCCTCTTAAGTATGCAGACGATGTATAACCATCTACATCAGGATCTCGTTTAATGAAAATTGTTCCACCTAATTTTTCATGTAATAAACCAATACCTTCTTCCATATTTCTAAGTAAAAATGGCGAATGAGTATGAGTTTTATTAACATGTAAAAAATCATATATATCTTCTACACCATCCTGTGTAAGTATTCTTTCTAAAAAATCGTCTTCCTTATTAAACTCACACTTATGTATTGTTCTCCATAATAATTTATCCAATAACTATTCTTCACCGTCCCTTTCTGTAGTAAGAGGAGAAAACTCTCCGTAATGCTCTTTCTCTGCTTTAAGCCTTGTATCTATCGCATCCTGTTTATTTGTAAATCCTTGTGAAAAATACATTTTTCCATCTTTACTTATTCCTGCGTACCATTTCGATGTGTTTTTATTCCAATACACTCCTGTTACTCCACTTGTATTGTCTTTTCTCATAGAATGATTAATAGCATTACCTCGTTTTGTACAATCTCGCAAATTACTTTTACGATTATCGAATGGATTTCTATTTTTATGGTCAGCTTCTTTTTTACCTAATAAATAATGGAATCTTATTATCTTATTTGTTTTTGAATCTGTTGCTTCTAATGCAGTATATCCAGTTGATAATTTATGTTCGCACCAACAAAAATCTTTAATTTTGTCGTAATCTTCTAAATCAAAATAAAACTCTCTTTGTGTATTTGAAGTATATCCAATTCCATATTCTCCGCTTAAATCATATGCATTATATTTTTTACACGTTTTTCCATTATTTCTTGCAGCTTCGCTATGTAAACATCCGCACGACTTTGTACTCCCATTTCGCAATGAAGTACCATCTACAAGGACTAAATTGGGATTACCACAATCACATTGACACCACCATCTACATTTTGAAAACCATCTGTGATGCTTTTCATTGTATGTTCTTCTTGGTTCACCTTCTTTGATTACCGTTAGCATATTAAATTTTTGTCCAGTTAAATCTATCTTCTTTCCCAACTAATCCTCACTTTCCATAACCGAATTTGTGGTTACTTCTGTTTTTTGTTTCATAATTTTTTCAAGAATTTCTTTTCCACAGTCAAAAGGAGAACATTTTAATCCTGTTAATCCTTCGTAATCGTATAAAATATACACTGTAAAATACGGAGTCAATTTTCTTGCCAATGAGTTAATTCTATTTACATATCTTTTACACTTTTTATATTCCGGATTTTCTTCATCAACATCTATAAATGACATCAAGTCGTAATCTCTGTCAAATGCTAACATTACTTCTTCTACACCTAAACTAAGCAGCACATCTCTATGCCAGTTGGAAATATTAAATCCACATGTCGCAACCACAAAAGCATCTTCTCCATAATATTCATGAGCAAGCATTACACTTTTTTCTGATTCTGCAATTACTACCTTTTTTGTTTTTAATATGCCTTTCATATGTTTATCCAAACCATACAGATTCAGGTTCAATGAATGTGTATATGTAATACCCTCAATCATTTCAGGCATATATTTATTATTTTTATCTTTTTCTTGTAAACTTCTTCTTCGTATACCTACTAATTCTCCGTTTATGTTGTGATGGGGGATGATAATATGCTTTTCAAGTTCATACCATCCAATTCCAAATTCTTGCATTGTTTCAATACTTATCCCCTCATTTATCCATCCTATGTAAAACACATTATCTTCAAAATAGTTGAGGATTTTACCATCTATCTTGGGAAGATGTTTTATTTCTGTCTTTTTGGGTTTACGAAGTTGTATATACTTATCAATTTTTAATAGTTCTTGGTTAATCATAGGTATTGTGTTATTAAAACCATACCTATTACTTATTCCTATTTCATTTGCAACAAACTTTATTGCTTCTGAAAATGTGCAGTTTTTAACTTTCATTATCAGATTAAATAAAGACATTTGACCGCAATTTGTGTAACAGTAAAATGTTTTTGTATCTCGGAAAAAACATAATTTATGACTGTCTCCACCATGACAAATTGTTTGAAACCATATCTCTTTTTCTTTTATTGCTCCATAAGGAACTGCACCAAACCTTGCTAAGAGCTGTAAAATCTGTTCTTCAGTGATATGTTCAAGTAGATAATCTTTATCTATCAAAATATCACCTCTTAAAATTTCATTTCTTCTGCTTCTTTCTCAGTAATTTCAAGATTCTCAATAGGATTTCTTATGGCTTTTGTACTTGCATACTCTTCATTAGATACGTTGATGTATGTTTTCTCGATATCTTTGATAAGTTTATATTCATAATCAGTAACAAATAAGTCATGCACTCTCATTGTGGAATAATCTATGTAAAGCCAAATCTTAATCTTATTCCACTTACCACCACGATTTTTGTAAAGTGAATACACCAAATTAGGAACTGGTTTATTCAACAATTCTCTTGTAATTGGTTCAACTTTCTTTAATTCCTTTTCAGTTGGAGGCATTGCAATCATTGCACCATCAGCTTTATCAATAATAGATTTAGCACCTCTTACAATTGTTTGGTCACGATTTGCTTCATTCTTGAAATCTCCTGTTACCTGTGTAAACGAATCAATTGAAACATCAAACTTTCGAGTAAAATTCTTTAGTTTTTTAGAAAGATTTGCTAATACCTGATCTTCTCTAACAACCATTTTTACTTTTGATTCAGAAGCATATTCGCTATTTAATTCCACAGTAGCACTAATATAATCAAACCAAACATATTCAATGTTGTGGTCTAATTTATGCTGCTCGATAACTTCCTCTAAAGTGTTGGCATCATATTCTGGTACATATTCAAACCAAATATTTGCTTCGTGTTCCAAAATATCAATGGCTTTATCTACTCTTTCCTCTTCTCCCTCTTCATACATGTTAAACTCAATATGATCTTGAGGAACATCAGCTATATAAGCCCAAAGAATAGGATCTATTTCTTCTAACAATTCCATTTCTGTGCCAATATACAACGCACCATTATATGTACCATTTGGATTTTCGCACCATTTCCCAAGTGCTTTGTCATAATAATACGGAGAACAAGCATAACCAATATCAGCAATGCTTGAACGAGTTTTCCCTACACCAGTACCGGCAGATTTTACATTAAAACGCCTTTTTCTTACTCCATGTAAAGCAGTAGTAAGATATGCGCTTGAATAACCTATCCCCCAGGCAGTGTCTTGTTTCCATTTTTCTTTCTGCTCATGTCCACCAACACCTGCTTTTTTAGAGTCTCTACCTTCTGTACTGATGAAAGGAGCAATAATTTTTAATTGCTTCTTCTTATAATGATTGATGATATCCTGTAAAGAATATTCATCTAGTAATTTTCTTTGTGCCTCAATCGTTACTGGGTCTATCTCATCTGGATCAAAGAACTCAGAAACGTCAATACCATTTTCAGCATAACTTCTTAACAATGAAAACTTTTTTAGCTGGTCGTAGTAGTATTTAAAATTACTTTGTAAAGCCATTTCTTGTACTTTTTCCAAAAAGTTAATACCTTCATTTTTTGTAAATACTTGATATTGTGTTTCGTAATGAGAAAGATACTCATCTATTGCTACTGCATCAATAATTTCTGCTCCATTTTTATAGAGATTATTAATTGCTGCAAAAATCAATTTATGAAAGGTTTCAGGAAAATCGTTTTGTACAATTTTGTACTCCCTAATCAAAGAGGGTTCTTGTAATAAGCTACCTAAAATTTCTCTAATTGCTTGCTTATTTACATAGCTTACTAACTTGCTTTTTTTCAAATAGGTATTCTTCCTTTCATAGTTTTTCTATATCAATTAATGCTATGTCTTTATACTTATTTTCGTTTGGCTTGTTACTTTTTCGCATTTTAATAACACGTTTTTTACTCTGTAACTCTTCTAAATCACATCCTGCTATACTATCCTTAACTGCTTTTTTATCTATATAGAATCGTTTTGCTTCATCATACACAAAAGGAACAATACCAATACCCATACTATCTGCCACATCATTACCCTCTTGTATTTCATAAAAATAATGCAATGTTGTTTTCATTCCCCTGTATGTGTAATTGAATTGCTCCTTAAAATCTTTAATTTGTTTCAGCATCCATCCGGTAGGAGCATCTATCTGATAAAGTTCACATATATAAGCAATCAAATCTTTATAATCTTGCGTTTCACGCATTTTATTTTCATAACAAACCTTACAGTAGTATTTGGAATTTTGGCACACAGCATTTTCTTTATCATTGAATGTTCCACATTCAGGACATTTTACTTTTCTTGCCATCCTTACACTACCTTTCTGAGCAAGATAAGGGGATAATCCCCTTACTTACTATTCAATCAAAAGTCCTTCTTCCTTAATCAAATCATTCAAGTCATCTAAAATAAGCATAAGGAGATCAATCTGTGTAGCATCACAATCTCTTACTAATTTACCTTTACCAAGATGCTTGTTTGTGATAGCCTGATATTTATCCATCATTCCTTGGTCATTTAGCGCCTTTGCAATTTTACCAATAGTAGACACCGTTTCTTTAAAATCAGCAACTTCAGACTGATCTTTATAAACTTCGATTGGCTTGTCGCTTACAACGGCTCCATCTTCCTTCTCTAACCTATCAATAGCTTGCTGCATATCTTCTAAAAGTGCCTTATAAGTAAAAGGAATCTTTGCTGACATATACTTATTTCTTGAACCCGCTTCAAGTTCCTTACTACCACGCAGATACAGAACCATGTTCACATTGCCATTTTCATCTGTTTCTGATGTAGAATAAGCAATGACATCCACCAACCTTGCCAAAACTTTTAATCCTCTCTTAGCAACTGTTGGCTGAGTCCTGTCATATTTCTCACCATTTTCTTTAATCTGAACTGTGTCACTATGAGAAATAACAACTAATGTATAACCTGCCTTAACAATCTCCTGAAAATATGTATCAAATTCTCTTTCAACAGCTTTATATCCACGCTTAGATTCTGTTTCATCAAGATACTCTACACCTTCTTTTGCAAGAATATATGCTTCACACATGTCATAGGCAAGATCCGCAGTATCTACAATTACTGTCTTAAATACTGTTTCTGTCTTTTCTCCATCTTCGACAGCTTTTGCATCCTTCAAGAGCTGTTTCTTTACATCCAGAGCTTCTTTCCACTTATTAACGGGCTGTGCCATAACACCAGACAACATATTGTAACCTTTTTCAAACGCAACCAAGATAGGTTTTGGAAACTTAACCGCATTAGAGGTCTTTCCAGACTTCTTATCTCCATAAATAAAGAATGACTTACCACTTAAATCTCTACTAATTACACTGGGCTGAATACTAAAAATATCAATTGCCATTTAAAAATCTCCTTTTCTATTCGTGTTTTTGTTATAAGGTGATGGGATTCCTAAAATGGAATCTCATCATCTGTTACAGGCTTTAGCTTAGAATTAGTAGATGCACTGCTAATAGATTTGCCTTCGCCTTTACCACCCTGATATCCAGCTTCTTTCAACTTATCCAAGTCAGCTTTTCTCTCAGCTAATCCGATTCTTACCGCTTCCTTAGAAAATGCATCCTCTTCATCTTCATCTAATGCCGGATCTGCACCAGTCAGAATCATTTCTACATAAGACTTACCATCGGTTGTTCTCTGAACACCAATACCACCAGATTTCTTAGGCTTCTCTTCGCCTTTATGTAATGTAAAATCAACAAATACCTTTGCTGTCTGCCCTACTTCATAACCATCTTCAAACGCTTCTCTTAATTCTTCTGGAACAATGATATTCTTCACTGGAATAATATTTCCAAAGAAATCATTAGTTAAAATAGTTACTCTTAACCTACCTGTCTCTGCCTGATCCTCACCTTTAGTTTCTGGTACAATAGACTGAATATACCCTTCAATATCAGCAGTCGCCTTATAATCTCCATTTACATCATTAATAAAAACAACTGAACACTTTAATGTTTCAATAAGTTTTTCTTCTTTATTCACATAATCGTTTGGAGCAAAAGAACATGTTAAGGAAACCTCTGTCGCTTCATCCCAATTAGTTTTCGCAACAGATTTAACCGATTTAGCCCAATCAAGAGTTGGTGTATACGCTTTACTTTCAATCTTTTTGCCATCTTTGACACGATACTCCTGAACATACCGCTCAAATGAACGTGCCATAGCTTTGTGTTCTCCAAACTGAATTTCACCCTTAATACTTACATAAGGAGCACCCTTACTATCACCATTTGCAACAGTACCTGTTTTCATTTCAAATTCAGTTACTTTTCCTGTTAATACTACCTGATTTGTCATCTGCCTTACTTTGTCACTCATTAAATAAATGTCCTCCTGTAAAATAAAATTAATATAAATATTTTCATGTCATATATAACGTCAACAGCCTTTTCAGACTGGAACATAGGATAATAACTTTATGTTAAAATCTATGTTAATCAGTGGTTTATGGCTAAATTTAGCGTAATTTAACCAAGGGTATACTGTTTACCACCCAAAACGGATATAACTGTTCAGTTGTAATCATTGTAATTTTCTACGGATAACCGTGCGAATTGTTTATTTGTTACTTGTATGTATCTAATTTATTATTCTCTTTAACAAGCAGTTAATCTATTACCACACAAATGCAATCCATCTGTGTCAATCCACGAAACCATTATGTAATAAATATCTAAACCACAACTATCAAACACATCTGTATCTGACTTAATACGGAAATTATTTGATTCAAACTTCTCAGATAGATAATTTTCTAATTCATCAATGCACTCATCTACTTCCCCAGTTTCATCATACTTATCAATAATTTCATATACTCTTTCTTCTATGCTCATTATCCTTCTTACTCTCCTTCTTCTCTTTCTGTAGCTTCGCCTCCTCAGCTAACTTATTCTCTAACTTTTTTGTGATACTTCTCATCTTGCCTACCGGTTTACATGTAAGTCCCATATAATTATTCTCCTTTAAAACATAATTTGTTTCTCAGCTTCATCTCTTTCTAAGAATACATTTTTACCAATACTCTTTTCTGTAAAGTTTGCATTATAGAAATTGCCATTTGCATAATATCCTTTTACTGAGAATGAGAATTTTCTAATATATGTCATTCTCGTAACTCTACACTCAATAACTTCTTCATTACCACCACCATATTTTGTTACAACATATACAGTATCATTTACTTTGATATTTGGTTGTAACTCCAAAATGCTTAATATCCTTTTAAATCCTTCAAGTGTATCTTCTCTATCTTCATGACTGATAATATTCTTAAATGCTACATTATGAGGATTATCTAACTGATATTGTATAAATTCCTTTGATAGATCCATTTTTCACCTCCTCCAAACTCACCCAATGAAATAAGAAATTCAAGATATATTTTTACGCTTCACTTCCTTTAAAGCACCACAATTATTTTTTAATACACACAAATCACATTGCCAAGAACCAGCTTTTACACCAACATTACTACAAGTAATTTCTACATTAGATTTTGTATGTTTCATTATTTTATCATCTATCTCTTTTTTACTTCTCATATGTTCCTAAAACATTTCTCTCATACCGATCCATAACTCTCTTATTCATGTACATAAGCGCAATTTCAATATGTTTTAAAGCCTCTGCATTATCCTCGGTTGCAAAATCACCACTCTGAAATCCTTTTAAACGGTCACGAACAATCTCTAGCAAATCTGTATCAATAATTCCTGTAATTGCTTCCGGATCTTTTCTAGCTCCATTCTGAAACTGGATAAGTGTAAATGGAATATCTTCATCATCAGGAACAATTGCTTCAATTTTATAAAGATGATTTGCATTACCACTTCCTCTTTCATCAATTGCCTTTACGATGTTTAAATTCTCTACCTTCTGAATTGTGTTTAATTTTCTCATTATATTTTTTCTCCTTTTTGTTTTTAATTTCACTGTGTAGCAACAACATTTAAAACATTTTGAATTATCTTTGAATAGAATTTATCAACAAATTCTTCTAATCCGATACTTCCTTCGTATTCTCCATCAGTTATCAGCATACATTCTATGCCTAAATCAGAGCCTAACTCTTGGAGCGTTTTATCAACAGTCTCATAAACAACTGTTTTTGTATCTGCGTAATCACATCCAAGAGAAAGAATATCTCTTAATTCTTCTATATCTTTTTTTGATAGTTTACTCATTGTTTTATACCTCAAATTTTTCGATGAAAGTGACAATTCATCGACATATTTAAATCTTATTTGCCGTTTATAGTGGTATATTTACGACTAACGGATGTGAACCTGCACCCACTATCCCATTGTCAAAGACGTTTGGGAATACTTTTTTCATTATCTGATAACTACCATTTACGTCTGCATTTATCTTTTCTCCTTCCTTCGTTACAAAAAGTCCTCTATGAACTCTTCTTGATTTATCATAATTTTCTTTTACTGGCTGCTCACCATCAAGAAAGCTCGTACCACTTGTATAACTCTCATCAGTTGTCTTAAATATAATTCCTTCTGTTTCACATTTATAAACCAATCTTTGAACTATACTCAAATATGGAATACCAACAAATTTTTGATTGACTTTCTTACTCATATTACTTTCTTGCTTCCATCCAGAATTATATCCACAGACCAGTGTATCAATATTATTATCCTTGCAAAAATCAACCACCATTTTCGTAGCCTTTTGAATATAATCATCTACTTTATGATTTCTCTTTATAGTGAATCTTCTCATCTCATTTGAATAATCTCTGTTATATCTCTTCTTCAGCTCCGACTGTTTATCAGCAATCATTTTGTTATAATACTGATTTACAGATTTTAATGGTTTCCCATTTATGATAAAAGGTTTGATTCCACAATTCGTAGTTACAGTCATAAGATTATCAATTCCTAAATCAATAGCTGCTATTCTATCAGAATTATCTTCTATATCAGGAACATCAATTTCATAAACAACTTCCATTATGTATTCACCATTTTTAGGTACAAATCGCAACTGAATTAACTTTTTATCTTCTGGAATCTTTGTCATAAAAGTATCGTTCATTACCTTTAGTGGTTTCCAACTGAAAAATATGTATCCATCTTTTATTTTGAATTTATTATTATCTAACCCACATTCATATCTGCCTTTATCCTTATCAAGATATTTTGGCATTTTAGGTCTGCCACGATATTTACTTGGATTTTTACCATAATCCTTTATACTCTCAAAGAAACTCTTCCACGTTTTATCTAACTTCCTCAGAGTAGCTTGTCCTACATTACTACCAAGTTCTCTATACGGATCAGACTCCTTACACAACTTGAATAACTCATTATATTTAATCCAGTTTGCGTTTTCTCTTAATCCCTTTTCTTTTTCTTTGGAAGTCGATATAAATTCCTGTCTGATTATGTAATTGCCATAGTTATACATATTTTTAGACTTCCTACATAAATCATCTATAATTGGAAAAAATTTGTTGTTTTGTTTTATTCTATGTTGTTCCACTCTTGTTGTTTTAATTTATAATCACTCCTATAAGTTTATGCTGTTCTAAAACTATGCTGTTCTCCACCATAGCTTCATTGAGGTTTGCTGACATATAAATTGTACTGTTCTAAAACGTAACAACATCATCTCCATGTCGAATAAAAGGTTTACTACCCTATAAATTATCACCGTTTTAAAACATCAAATTTTAGGTATTTGTGAAGAGATAAAATCCGTTCACTGGACAAAACCCATGCCCACTATCTAATTGATTTCTCTTTTAGAATACTTTTTACATGGAATAATTGACTTGAATCAGTCACTTAGAATTGTTATAATCAGAATAACAATCTGGATTATTCCATTTTGTTTATGTATGACTCGTTGTCAATTCGGTCGCCAAACTTGTATTGACAACGAGTTT